GGCTTCCGCACCCGAATAAGGCCCTTCCTCCCCGAAGCCACCCTCGCCTTCGCGATCCCCAGCATCGAATGGGCAACCAACCAACCCTGGACACTCAACGAATTGGGGGGACGGAAAACCGATGCCAATGGGCACTAGTCACTTGACGGCATTGACAAAACCGAATAAGCTCATAATATCCAGACGTGACACAAGCTCCTAACCTCGACGCTGGGCACAGCGTACGTATGCACTATCAGGCCCATTCGATACGAGCCGAGCCTGCAACCCCATCCACCGACATCCAGTGCACTCGTGGCGCTGGTGTCTGCTCTAGATAGTCCACCAACTTAATCTTGTCCTCCCAAGATGCCGAATCCATACGAAGTACTCGAGATGCCTTCGGAGCAAGATCTCCTTCAGGAACCTCAAAGTACTCAGTGGGCTCCACCAAGGGTTCGAGCCACACTCGAGCGACCGCTGAAGGCCCGTGATTTCGAATCTGAATGTAAGGTTCCGCCATTTCAGGAGGATCAATGAAAGCAATCGCGGTAACGTGAGCAATACGTTCAGCAGCTGCTTCACGAGCCTCTTGGCGCTCCTGAATCTCCAACGATCGCCGCTTAGACGCATCCGATCTAAGAGCGCCCCACCAAGAAACGGCAACACCAAGCCAAGCAACTGCAACTGCCCAGAACTCCCAGCTCTGCCAGAACATTCCTAAGCCTCAGGCTGCTCAAAAACTGCGACTTGCACGTTCACGATCTTCGCCGGCGTAAAACCCAAGCATCCACCCGGCTGCATACTCGTAACCGACTCAAGCTGAACAAAATCCCAGCCCTGCTGAGCCAGCTGATCAATCAACTGATTCAACTGCTTCGCGGCCTGCTCAGCATGCCCACTTTCACCCCGTAACAGCGGAGTAAACGGAATAGCACGACGCTTCATAGCGCTCCCTCTGCCGCCCCACCAGATTGTTGCTACTCCCAAAACCTACCACGAAAGGAGCCGCCATGCTGCCCAACATCCGCCATGAGCGGTTCGCCCAACTCATCGCACAAGGAAAAAGCGCCACAGACGCCTACATCGCCGCCGGCTACAAAGCCAGAGGCAAAAGCGCAGGCAACGCAGCCAGCCGATTGTTGGAAAATGATGGAGTAAAACGCAGACTCGAAGAGATCGCCGCTGAGGTCGCCAGCAAGTCGATAGCGGACGCCGAAGAGATCCAACGGTTCCTCACCTCCGTCATGCGTGGTGAGGTTGAGGAGCAGCTGATGACGCGCGACGGCTTCCTGGTCACTGCCCGGGCCAACGTCCGGGACCGCACCAAGGCTGCTGAGCTGCTGGGTCGCGCTCAGGGCGTGTTCGTCCTGTCCAGCCAGGATGCTTCTGGTGAGCTGGATGCTATTGCGCGGGCGTTGCAGCAAGCGGACAACGCTGCGCCTCCAGTGCTGAACTGAGGGTGCTGCCGTGGAGTGGGTATTCTCTCCGAAAGCCAGGGACAGCATTCGTGACAGCGTTGCGCGGCAGAACATCTGGCACGGGTCAGTGCGATCCGGTAAGACCATCAGCAGCATCATCCGCTGGTTGACATTCATCCAGACGGCGCCGAGTGGTGGCCACTTGGTGATGGTCGGTAAGACTGAGCGCACGTTGCGGCGGAACATCCTCACTGAGGTTGAGCGAATCGTCGGCAGCCGCCACTACCACTACAACGCTGGTGAGGGCGTCGCAACGATTCTCGGCCGGGAAGTGTTCGTGTACGGCGCCAACGACGAACGCGCCGAAGGCAAAATCCGAGGTTTGACAGTTGCTGGAGCTTACGGTGACGAGATCAGCCTCTGGCCTGAATCGTTCTACGCTCAGCTGCTCGCCAGAATGTCGGTTCGTGGCGCCATGCTGTTCGGCACCACCAACCCTGACGGCCCCTACCACTGGCTGAAAGCCAACTACCTGGACCGCGCGAGCGAGCTGAACCTGCGAGCCTTCCATTTCGAGCTTGAGGACAACCCCGCCCTCGACCCCGAGTACGTCGCTGCCCTCAAAGCCGAATACGGTGAAGGCACCCTCTGGTACAAGCGATTCATCCAAGGCCTCTGGGTTGCAGCTGAGGGAGCCGTGTACGACTTCTTCAACGAAACCGACCACGTCATCGACGCACTCCCAGTCTGCAGGCCTGATCAGGTGGACCTCAGCATCGACTACGGCACGAGCAACGCCACCTCGGTCGGCGCGTACGCCAGCTGGAACCGCCCAGCACCCGGCCAACCCCGGGCAGTGCGGCTGGCCGGCTGGTACTACGACGGTAGGGCAACAGGCCGGCAGAAAACCGACGGGGAGTACGCCGAAGACATCAAGGCATGGGTCCGCCAGCTCGATCTGCCAGTTCGGTACACGTTCGTTGACCCGAGCGCAGCGAGTTTCCGCGCTGAACTCCGTAAACACAAGTTCAAAGTCAGAGCCGCCCGGAATGATGTGCTGGACGGCATCCGCACTCAAGCCAGGATGCTGCGCAGCGGTGAGTACCGCATAAAGCGGGACCCGTCGAACGTGCAGGCAATCAGGGATTACGGAGCGTACTTGTGGGACACGAAAGCACAGGCGCGTGGCGAGGATAAGCCACTCAAGCAGAATGACCACACGAAGGACGAGGAACGCTACTACCTGCACACCATGTTCGGTGCCAACAACAGCACTGATGCGCGGACAGCCGAGCGACTGTATCGATGAGAGGAGGCGCTTGTGATTGACGTTGAGAACCTGAAAGTTCAGTTGAGCAGCCTCCCACTCCGGCACGCCCGGAAGCAGGAAGCAGAAGAATGGGGCACCGGCCACCTGCCAGGCATCCCCGATCACCTCCTGCCGGAAGTCAGTAAAGCCGTTCGGGATGCGCTCGTTCGGATTGCTCGGCAGTGCCAGAGCATCGGCCCCCGCATTGTGAACATCAAGCGGTTCGGCACCCTGGGGGATGTGAACTGGGGTGGTGAGAACACAACGGTTGACGCGATCCTGCGAGAGCAGGACCTTGATGCGATTGCTGAGGAACTGCTCGAGAACGCCTACTACAGCGGCTTGATCGCGGGAATAGTCAGGCGTGACCCGGAGACAAGCGAGATCCGCATTGAGCCGCTCGTTGGGCACGTGGAGCCCGTGTTCAGCCGGACGAGTCCCACGCGGGTTGCCGGGATTCTGCACACGTGGGTGGAGCCCGACTCGAGTCAATCCGGCACGAGCAAGTGGACGGTACGCCTGTACGACCTCGCCGAGCGTGTCATGCGGGAGTGGACGGGCCTCAACGCACCCAGCGCCATGACCCGCAACGACCCCACCACCATCGTTGAACCCAGCGCTGAGTACCCGGCTGGCGCTCCCATGCCACGGTTCGTATTCACCGGCCGGGACAGTGAACGCATGCCGATGGGTGAGCTCGCCACACTCCTGCCGCTCCTGCAGAGCGACTGGAGCAGTCAGGTGCGTGGTGACCGCATCGAAGAATCAACAGCCATTCCGCAGCTCGTGGTGAAAGGCGAAGCGGAAGACGGCACCGATGAACGTTCGAGTACGCACGTCATTCGCCTCATTGACGATGGTGACGCCAAGTACATCATCCCCGGTGACCTCACCAGCCTGCATAATCACCATGATCGGAAGTTGGAGCGCATCCGGGAGGACGCGAACTTGCCCGGAGGGTTCCTCGGGAATCAAACCCCCAGCGGTGAGGCGCTGCAGGAGGCAAACGCGAAGTTCGTCAGCAGCAACAGGTGGTACGCCGCCCGACTCTCTCGTGTGCTGACGGAGTTGGTGGCTGACCTCCTGGTCGCCCTCGGCATGGAGTCCGACGCGCCGCAGGTGACGGTCAGCATCAACCGGGAGTTCACGAAGAACCAAGAGATCAGGAACGCCATCGACCTGTACCGCGAGGGCCTCACCAGCCTTGAGGCTGCGGTGCGGCACATAAGCGTGTTCATGCCCACCTGGTCGGATGATGAGGTGGAAGCGTTCATCTCCGCGGAGGCGGAGGCAATGAACCCGCAGCCGGTGGTGCCTGGTCAGTTGGAACCCGTTGATGATGAGGTGCCGGCATGACTGGGCCGCAAGCTGAGGCGCTGGTCCGCAGGTTTGACCGGCAACTACGCAGGGTGGAGAACAGCGCCCTCGCGGTGATCAGGCAAGCGCTGCGGGAGTCCCGAGCGGAACTCGAGAGGGAACTCCGCGTACTGTACGGCCGGGCCCTTGACGGCACGGCCAGTGTTGGCGCTCCCATCCGGGAAGCAGCAGCGCGGAACCTGCTGGAGCAAACGAGGGTGCTGGAACGCCACCTTGACTTGCGCCAGTACCCGCTGGAGGCTGTGCTGAGTGAGCTGCAAGCTGGCAGCATGAGTGCTGGCGCGCAATCCGCACTGCAAGCCCTCAGTGCCGCTGAACGGGCTGTCGTGGGTCTGAGTGCCAGCATCCCGGTTGAGACCCTCACGGCAGCCACCAGAGTCAGCCAGCGCCTGCAGGATATTGGTGCAGCCAGGGTCGCGAACGGCAGGGCACGACTGATTCAGCATGGCCGGGATGCCGCGGACCGTATCGAGCGGCACATCACCACTGGCATCGTGCAAGGTCGCGGGTGGGGAGCCACCAGCCGCCTCATCAGGCGTGAAGTGAACATCCTTGATTACGAGGCTGAGCGGATCGTCCGCACCGAGAGCATCACCGCGTCGGACACCGCGAGGCGGAAAGCCTACCGGGATGCTGGCGTGGAGCACGTGCGGGTACTCGCCACAATGGACGACCGCGTGTGCGGGTACTGCGCGTTCCGCAGCGGCAGAATCTACCCGCTCGACGAGATCGAACTGCCATTCCACCCGAACTGCCGGTGCACCACCGTCCCCGTCCGCCCTGACTGGGCGGCCGCCGGCGTCGACGACCCCGACTGGTACGACGAGCACCACGCCGCCACAGTCGAGCTCGCGCGAGAGCAGGGCCACACGATCCACACCGGCCCCGCGCCGTCTGAGCGCTGGCGTGGCCGTGCAGAGGCGCCGCAGGCAATCCCCTATGACGAGTTCAAACGGCTCAGGCCGCGGGAGTTGGTAGCATGACGCACTTTGCGAATCGAGCTGCAGCCTGGCTGGTACTGGTCCCTCCCTGATAACGAGCTGAGGGAGTGCCACGTGCTCATCATCAACGGTGTTGTGAAGCAAGCCGTGGATAAGGAGACGCGACAGCATGTTCCGGTGGAGAACACTGACGTGCTGCTCGAGAAGCCACCCGAATAACCGACTGACAATCAAGCTGATCCGTAGCCCCGCCATTGCGCGGGGCTTTCTCGTATCGCGTACTGGCGCGATCCAGCAAGTACCAGGAAGGAGACAATCATGTCAGAAGAACTCAAGAACGATACGCCAGACACCAGCGGCGCACCCGAAACGGGAGCAAAGGTGGACGCCCAGAACCCAGAGGCCAGCGGCAAAACCTACACGGAGGCTGAGCTGAACGCCATCGTGTCCAGCCGCCTCAGCAAGCACGAGAAGTCCCTGAAATCCCAGTTTGAGCAGGAACGCAAGCAAGCTGAGGAACGCGCCAAGCTGTCAGAGGCTGAACGCATCAAGGCTGAGAAGGCTGACCTGCAGAAGCAGCTGGAGCAACTCCAGGCGGAGAAGCAGGAAGCTGTGCAGCGCGCTCAGCTGGCCGGCAAAGTCACCGACGTTGATTACGCGCTGTTTAAGGCCCAACAGGCTGCAGATAAGTACATCAATCAGGACGGCAACGTCAACGTTGACGCCCTCCTGAAAGACCACGCCACCCTCGCAGCACAACCAGACCCGAAGCCCGGCCCCGCACCCACCGCCGCAGGCGGCAGCGGAGCCAAAGGCACAGACTTCAACTCCATCATCCGGCAAGCAGCCGGCAAACACTAAGGAGAAAAAACCATGGCAATGATCGATCGCAGTGGCGCAACCGCCCTCATGCCCGAGGACGCAGCACGCGAAATCATCCAAGGCGTCGTCACCCGCAGCGCCGTCATGCAGCTCGGCCGCCGCCTCCCCAACATGACCCGCAAACAGCGGCGCATCCCCGTCCTCGCCAGCCTCCCAAACGCGTACTTCGTCGACGGAGACACCGGCCGGAAACGCGTCACCAGCATGGCGTGGGACAACAAGTTCCTCAACGCCGAAGAACTCGCCGTCATCGTGCCCATCCCCGAAGCTGTGCTGGATGACGCTGATTACGACATCTGGGGTGAAGTGCGCCCACGCATCGAGGAAGCAATGGGCGCCGCATTCGACGCTGCCGTGCTCTTCGGAGTCAACGCCCCCAGCGCGTGGCCTGATGACCTGCACACCGGCGCGACCGCAGCTGGCAACACCGTCGAAGCTGGCACCGGCGCAGACATTTACGACGACATTCTCGGTGAAGGTGGCGTAATCAGCCTCGTTGAAGACGACGGTTACCTCGTCAACGGTCACGTGGCAGCCCGCACCATGCGCGCCCGCCTCCGCGGCCTGCGCGACACCACCGGCCAGCCGATCTTCATGCGCAGCCTTGACGGTGGGCAGAACCTGCAGAGCAGCGCCCGGTACGAGCTGGACGGCAGCCCCATCCTGTTCCCGAACAACGGCGCCATCGACCCTGACGAGGCACTCATGGTGTCCGGCGACTGGGACCAGCTGGTGTACGCGCTGCGGCAGGACATCACGTACAAGATTCTGGATCAGGCTGTCCTTCAGGACACTGACGGCAGCATCCTGTACAACCTCGCGCAGCAGGACATGGTCGCTCTCCGCGCTGTCATGCGTCTGGCGTGGCAGGTGTCGAACCCGATCACCCGCGCCAATCCGACCGAAGCTGATCGTTACCCGTTCGCGTTCCTGGAACCCGAAACCACTGGCGGTTGAGTCATGGCTGACGCTAAGACTCGAGTGCGGTTCCTGCGCGCTAAGAAGTACCCGCACCCAAGTGGTCAACGTCGAGCGGTAGGGGAAACTTTGCCGCTCGAACCTGACCTTGCAGAGCGCTGGGCTGAGCGCGGCATCGTTGAGATCGTGAAGAGCCACGGCAGCGACTCGGAGCGTGTGTCGCTCGTGGGCACGTCCCTGGCTGATTTGCCTGGGGCACTGAGTGGCCTGTCGGACCGGAAGGCCATAGAACAGGCTGCAGCTGCTGATGACCGTAAGGGCGCTGCGCCGCTGTACGAAGCGCGACTCGCTGAACTAGGCGATTAAGGAGGTATCCCGTGGCCGCCCTCGACTTCACTGACCGCGCGGCGGTACTCGAGTACCTCACCGCCCAACTACCCAACGCCGACGCCGGCGTCATCGAAGCACTGCTCGACGCGAGTGCCGGCACGAACTGCGCCACACCACCGGTAACGACCTACAGGCCGTTCTTTGTGGAAGCCAGACTCCGACTCACGGGTCGATCTGGTGAGCTGAAGCAGGCTCGTGGTGCCTCCGGAGCCAGCGTCACCTACCGCGACACGAGCAGCAGCGTGTACCGCAACCTCATGCGCGACCAAGCCCTATTGGACGCCAACCTGTGCAGCGTCCCACCAGGGTACGAAGCGTCGGGCGGCAGTAGGGCACGGGTGATGTTCTGATGGCCCGCTCAATCCTCGCTGACGCACCGTTCGAGCGGACGACCTTCACCGCCCCAGGTACTCCGACGGTTGGTGAGGATGAGTGGGGCAACCCGATCGAGGTTCCCGGCTCGCCGGTGGAGCTTGTGGCGTTGTTCGCGCCGTTCAAACGAACGCAGATTGAGTTCCAGCCTGGTGCTGACGTGAGCAGTGTGGAGGGTCGCGGTGATTTGCTGGAGCCGTTGGAGTTCCCAGCTAGTGTGCGCGTCGGCAGCACCTTGTCGTGCGAGTACGGTGGCAAGTCGTGGTCGGCGCGGGTGACGAACCTCATCCCCAACGACCTCATCGGCGTGAACTTCGGCACTTACTTCGAAGTCACACTATCGCCGGCAGGTGCGCCATGAATTTCGAACTGAGCCTCAACGGCGACCAGATCGAAGGCGCACTCAAAGAAGCATTCCGGGATGCCAATGACAAGTTCGGAGAGGAAGCGCAACGCGAGATAACTGAACCTAAGTGGGATTACCCGCAAGCCGGCAGCGACATCGTCGACACCGGCCAACTCAGGGACAGTTACGAGCACCGCCGCCCGTCTGACACGGTCAACGAGCACTCATGGAACGCCCGGCACGCCATGGCCAACCACGAAGGCGCCCGCTACCGCAACGGCACCACCAGGCCAGCTCGACCGTGGACGAAAGAACCCGCCGAGAACTTCGAGGACAACTTCGATGCGCTCGCGCGGGTGAAGTTGGAGCGTGTGAAGTGAACACGCCCGGCAGTGTCCTCGCGCACTTGCGGGTGCTGCTCGCCGGGCTCGTGGGTGAGTACACGACGCCAGCTGGGAGCAAGTTCCCGGCCTTGCGCGTGACGGACCCGCCCTCAGACTGGCGCATCACGAGCGGTGTTGAGGTGGTCATCTCGCAGGAGACTGACCCGACGACCGAACCGTTGCTGAATGGTGAGTTTCACATGCGCGGCACCGTATTCGTCCGCGTCATCGGGCACGGCATGGCACGCCTAGACCCCATCGTGGAGCTCATCCTCAGCGCCTGGCCAGACGCCGAAAGCCGCCACATTCCAGGCACGGACGAAATCCTGCCACAAACCACTATTCGCATCCCAAGGAGGTGACCACATGTGAGCGACATTGTTCGGGGCATGCCCACCGGCTTATACGTCAGTGACCCCGCGCTTTACGGACAGAGTGACACTGCACCCGCAATCAGGATAAGTGTGCGCGAATACCGACCCAGGGGCAGCACCAGCCTTCCCGTTCGGCTGGCCACCGACCAAGGGATGAGCAGCACAACCCTGACCGTCGGAACAGTCCTCGCTGTGGCCACCGCCATCATTTACGTAACCAAAACAACCGAGGTCAGGACAGGCGCAACAGTTCCCCTGGAAGTGTCGCCGTTACCCATCAGCCTCAGCCGGGACTCCAGACTATGGACTGAACTGCGGGATCTTCACAGGGTGCAGGGAACCAGTGACACTGACTTGGAAGTCACTGTGAACACTCAGGACGCTACCAGCGCCATTGGCACCTCAACGTGGGCGGTGCCAGCCGTAACGGGGCGCTCCTGGCGGATGCCGCGGCGTGGGCGCTTCCGGCCACATGATGCAGCGTACCGGGCCATCCGCAGGACCGCATTGGAGGATGACCTTGCCGTGTACGTGCGTCGCGTGCTGCCCAACGAGAACGGCGACCCCACGCAAGTCGAGGGAGGCTGGGCAACCATCACGAACTTCCGCACACCCGCGCCAGCTGACGGAGTTGTGGACGCCACGTGGGTGTTCGAAGGCATCGGGCCTCTCCAAGGAGAAGGCAGCGTGCGCCCGAACCTCGACCGAGTGATGCTTGACTTCCGGCGCAGCAAGAACATCATCAACGTGGGGTTCGTATGAAGGAGGTGCCCAAATGGCGCTAAAGAAACTGCCCGTCATCGACGCGGCCGAAGCCCCGCAAGACATCAACTACTTTGAGGAGGCCGACGGTAGTCTCACACCTGTAGCGAAGATGATGACTACAGGCGGTTCAGGTGTATCGCGGTTCGTGAATCCGTCCATCAAACTCGCCAGTAGCACCACGGAGACCATCCTCAGTGTCTCCGCCCCAATCGTGATTGAAGTGCTGGAGGTAGCCACCAACAGCCCTGACAACATGCGGATACTGTTCAACCCATCCGGTGCGGGCCTGTACGTCCCCATTCACACGGATGGTGACGGCAACGATTCGTTGACAATGGCGGCATTGAACCGGCACGGCAGCAGCCTTTTCGAAACGCTGTACTTCAACGAGTCCACGCACGAGTACAAGATGGCGCTCAGCAGGCCGTTCGCCAGCCCCAACGGGTTGCTGCTGCAGCTCAGCAACCAGTCACCTGCACTGGCGAGCGTCAGCGTGTTCTGCTATTACCGGCCACTGTGATCACCCCGCACCGCTACCCGGGGGTGAGTGGCGCGAAGCAGCCTTACGCCGAGTTCGTAACTGGTTTGGGCCCCACTCAGTTCCTGGGTGACGATGAGAGTGGTCAGTACCCGATTTACGGGATGGAGCGCGGCAATCAGAACAACCCGACCGTTCTGATTATTGGCGGGAGCCACGGGCATTCCGAGTGGGGGTCCGTGCGGGTACCACCCCGCATTCTTCAGCTCATGGAGTTGCCGGAGAACAACTGGTTGCTCAATAACTTTCACTTTTACGCGATTCCGTGCATCAACCCGTGGGGGTACGAGAACGGCGGGTCGCTGAATAGCAATGCGGTGAATCTCGCTCGGAACTGCGATTACATGTGGGAGCTTGGGGACCCCGGGCAACGGGGGCCGGCGCCGTGGAGTGAAGCTGAGACTGTCATCATGCGTGACGTGATTCTCAACCTGAAGCCGGTGGTAGTCATCGACTGTCACAGTTGGGGAGGGTATGAGAAGTCCGCTTTGGGGCCGATTCATCACCCGCAGTTGTGGGCGCACCCGAGGGTTATCGCGCAGAGATCCGGTCAAGCTGTTCGTGACCCGGAGTTCACGTGGTACCAGTCCGCGTTCGCGGGTTTCTACAACATAGCCACCGTCTATAACTGGGCGCGGCATGAGACTACTTCCAGTGTTGGTTTGCCGCCGTTCACGTTTTTGCTTGAAGCGGGCACGCTCCTGAGTATTGAGGAGCAGAACCGGCAGGGCGTCATGGCGCTCATGCAGGTGCTGAATGATTTTGGTCGGCATTTCTTGCGGGGTTCGAAACGTCAGTGGCTTGCTCCGCCGCTGGGCACGGGTTTGACAACTTAGGGCGTTGTTCGCGTGCAGGTTCGTGGCCCGCTTCGTTCGTAGCTTCTTCCCCCCAGCCTCCCGCTGGGGTTTCTCTTTGAAGGGAGAAAACAATGCAGCAGGATTTCGTTAAGGGTTTGAGAACCGGTTACTACGTCTCGCCGCTCGCAGCACCTGGGCAGAAGGCCACCCGGCCGACGCCGGCGGTTATCACTGTGGGCGCTGACGCTGAGGCTGGTGACCTGACCCTGAGCTTGTCGTCGGCGTCTCCGGTGACTCTGCTGGCTGGTGCGAGCCTGAACTTCGGTGGTGTGAGCGCTCTGGTGACGGAGGATACGGCGTTGACGAGTTCGCCCGCGCCAGTGCCGGTTCGTGCTCTTTCGGGTGCGGTGGCTGAGGACGCTACTGCACCTTGGAATGGGATGCTGCGCATCAGCAGCACCGCGTCAAGTGAGGTTGCTGTCACTGAGGGCACCAACCAACTCCGCAGCATCACTTACGACTCGTCGGAGGAGCCGGAGTGGGATGAAGCGCAAGTCACCAGCCTCGGCTGGACCATGGACCGCGGTGGTCGCTTCCGCCCGAACGACCCCGCTTACCTCGTTGTGGAGCAAGCGGCCCTCACGAAGCGGGAGGTGTTCGTTGAGCGCATCCTGCCGGACGAGGACGGTAACCCCGCGCGGTATCAGGCGGGTCGTGCGATTGTGACGAACTTCCGCGTTCCCAGCCCTGCTGAGGGCATGGTGGACGCAAGCTGGACGTTCACTGGTCAGGGTCGGTTGGAGACCGGCGCAATCACGCCGTGATGCTCTTGTCGGTGGAGCGGGTGTGGCATGAGGAGGCCGCTGTGGCTTTCGGTTACACCCGCACTGAGGAGGGTCTTTCCGTTGGTGTGTTGATCACGAACGTGAAATGCCCACCTGTTATCACTCTGGACGGTACCCGGTATGTGGTGCCGTCCAGTCTTTTATCGAACTTCGAGCCGCAGTCGGCTCGGAATCTCTTACTCAAGGAGCACAATCATGAGCAGCAAGAAACAGAATCAGAAGGTTGAACGGACCGCACCCAGCCTTGCCAGCATCCTCGGAATCGAACCGGCGCCACGGTTTGAGCTGTTGGGCAGCATCTTCGAAGCGAAACCCATGACCCTCACTGAGCAGATGCAGTTCGCGAAACTCATGGACATCACCACCGACAAGGACGCACTGCCAGCGCAGGCGGAGCTGCTGACTGACTTCCTGCGCTCCAGGCTCGTTGAGGGCTCGGAGTTGACGGTGGATGAGGTCGCGGAAGCGGTTGATGTGCCGACTGGTACGCGGTTGTTTCAGCTGCTGCAGGGCGTCCGGAAAGCCCGCCACACCGACGACAAGGGTGAGGGCGCTGAGGGAAAGTAACTGACCTCGACCCCAGCGTCGCCTTGCTGTGCGCCGCCTACGGGTGGACACCTGACGTTATAGCCGGGTTCACTCCTGACCAGGTGGAGTACTTCTTGCACCACCTGCCGTTGATCGAGGCTCGCCGGCATTACCCGCTCGCTCAGCTTGAGGCGACCATCTTGAACATGATGGGCGGGAAAGGCGACGTTGATGAGCACGGGCGGGAGAAGAAACCGGAGAAACCGCCGAAGCCAGCTCACCTCCTGTGGACACCGCAGGAGCGCCTCGCGTTCTACGCATCATTCGGTGAGGCCGCTAAAGTCACGCCTGGCATGAGTCGGGAGACGGCGCAGGACATCATCGACAACCTGTCTGAAGCTCCCGCGTGGGCGTTGCACCTCGTGCCGCTCGACGAAGCGAAACGAGTGCTCAGTCCATGAATTCAGTCACGAACCGCTCGAAGAACGCTGTGTTCTCCGGAGTGAACGACCGGTTCGTGTACCCGCGACTGCCGTCAATTCGGACATCAACTTGCCCCGCAGTGGCGAGACGCTTAACGAACGCAGCATCAACCCTGTAGATCGCTGACTCCCTCACGTAGCCGCTAAACACCCTGCGTGAGGGAGGCCCCTCCGTATTGAGTCGCACCAGTTCACCATCAATCCGCAAGCTCAGACTGTGCCCGCCTTCAATGAAGAACCAGTCACTATGCACGTAATCAAGGCTTAGCGCGTAGGTGGTTCGGTTACCGGTTAGCTGAATAACGTTGAGTTCGAAGCTGCCGCAGCCGAGGCACGCCCCAGCGAGGATGTTGCCTGTTGCGGCGTTCCTGGTGGTGCCCAGCACTGGATCGCTGCTGGTTCGCACGTTGTAAGTGGGTGCGCAGGCCGCAAGGAGCAGTAGCAGCAGCGCCGCCATTATTTTCGTTCGCATATTTCGGACATTAGCACGAGCCGACTGCACCCTGGTCGGCCGATTCTTTTTGAAGGGAGGCCCACTGTGGCGTCACTCGGCGAAGCCGTCCTCAGATTCCGCCTTGACTTGTCTGGACTCCGCGCCGGGCTGAACGAAGCGGAGAACCTCTCGCAGCAGAGCCTTCGCCGCATGAGCGACGGTCTCACTCGTGCTGGCCGCACCATGAGCCTTGCTGTGACTGCACCAATCGTGGGCATGGGCGCTGCAATCGTGTCGACCGCAGCGAACTTCGAGAGCAGCATGAACCGTGTCCGCGCCCTCAGCGGTGCTACCGGTCAGGATTTTGAGCGGCTGAAAGGCCAGGCGCAGGAACTCGGCGCCACCACCGTGTACAGCGCCAGCCAGGCTGCGGACGGCATGAGCTTCCTCGCAATGGCTGGCCTTGAAGTCGACCAGATCTACGGTGCCATGCCGAACACGCTGCTGCTGGCCGCGTCAG